ATCTAAAAGTTATTCCAATAAAACAAGAAAACCCTCTAGAGCATAAGGAGATATCATATGCCTACTAATTATCGTTATCCTGGTAAATCTGACTTTGAAGCACAGACCCCAGCCGGTCAGATGAGTGATGTAAATGCTGGTAGTCTATATCGTGAAGCTAAAGAAGGTGATCTTCTTGGTTCTTCCAGTGCTAAATTCAGTCAGTTTATTCAGACTTCAAAACAGAAAATGAAAAACGAAGAAGCCACTATTTTCCGTATGGCAGAAGATCATTCATTATTCAGCAAATAAGTAAGAATATATGTCAGACGACAAAGAAGATATTGATCTAGAAGTAGATTCACCTTCTGCGCTTACAGGATATATAAATAAGAAATTTGAAGATGCTGAGAATGGTAGATTTTCTGATGAACTTCGTTGGATTTCTGCCTATAAAAACTATAGAGGAATTACAGATTCCACTACAGCATACACATCTTCAGAAAGATCAAAGGTATTTGTACGTATTACCAAGGTAAAGGTACTAGCTGCTTTTGGTCAAATCTCCGATATCCTTTTTGCAAGCGGTAAGTTTCCTATTACTGTATCTCCAACACCTATTCCAGAAGGCATAGCTGAATTTGCTCATCTTTCTTCACCGGATGAACAGTCTGTTTTAGAACAGATAAAGAATGTTCCTCTGGCAGAAGTAGATGATTTCCTTGGAGGACTGGAAGGTAAGTATGGACAAGCACCAAGTTTAGTTCCTGGTCCTGCTATTGTTCCACAAAGTCCAGAGATACAGCCAGCTTTAATTGCCGCTCGTAATATGGAAAAGCAAATACATGATCAATTAATGGATACCAATGCAGTTAGCATTCTTCGTAAAGCAATCTTTGAATGTGCTTTACTTGGAACAGGAATTGTTAAAGGACCATTTAATTTTAACAAAACTATACATAACTGGGAAATAAAAAATGGTGAAAAAATTTACACTCCTAATGAGAAAGTTGTTCCTAGAATATCCTGCGTATCTTGTTGGGACTTTTATCCTGACCCCTCTGCGAAAAGTTTGGAAGATGCTGAGTTTATTGTAGAAAGACATCGTTTAAATCATGATCAACTTCTAGAATTAAAAAATAGACCTTTCTTTAAGGAAGATGCTATTGAAGAAGTTCTAGATAGAGGACCAAATTATTTTGAAAAACATTATGAAAGTATTTTACAAGAAGATGATTCTTCTCCTACTCATGCAGAGAATCGTTTTGAAGTACTAGAGTATTGGGGTTCTCTACCAAATAATCTAGTAGAAGAATTAAATATACCAGATGCTCCTTCTTCTGGTTCTGTACAGGTTAATGTTTGGGTAGCGGCAGGAAAAGTAATCAGAGCTGTATTAAATCCTTTCTTACCAACAAGACTACCCTACTCCGTATTTCCATATGAGATTAATCCATATCAAATGTTTGGAGTAGGTGTGGCAGAGAATATGGAAGATGCTCAACTTTTAATGAATGGTCATGTAAGAATGGCTATTGATAATCTGTCTCTTGCCGGTAACATGGTATTTGATGTTGATGAAACACAGTTGGTTCCCGGTCAGTCTATGGATATTTATCCTGGTAAAATCTTTAGGCGGCAGACAGGTCAGCCTGGAACAGCAGTAACAGGATTAAAGTTTCCTAATACTGCTCCTGAAAATCTACAGATGTATCAGGCGGCCAGACAACTTGCAGATGAAGAAACAGGTATTCCTTCCATAATACATGGACAAACAGGAGTAACAGGTACAGGTCGTACTGCTGCTGGTCTATCAATGCTTATGGGTTCTGCTGGATTATCTATCAAGACAGTTATCAAGAACATAGATGAATTTCTTCTTCGTAGTATTGGTGAGGCTTTCTTTCAATGGAATATGCAATTTAATGATGACAATGCAGAGATACGAGGTGATCTAGAAATTAAACCTAAAGGTATTTCTTCTGTCATGCAGAAGGAAGTTAGAACACAGCGTCTAACTGCTCTCCTGCAAACTATTGGAAATCCAATGTTAGCTCCCTTTATTAAAATTCCTAACTTAATTAAAGAACTAGCTATTTCTCAGGACATCGATCCAGATCAACTTGTTAATGATCCTCAAGAGGCGGCTATTTTTGCAGATATTTTGAGAGGTTTGAATGAACGAGTTACTAGCCAAGAAGCTCCTGCCCCTGGTCAACAATCCCCAAACATGGGAACCCCTGAAGGAGTTCCTTCAGGACCACCACCAGTTGATCAATCGGGCGTTGGTGGTGGAACAATCGGAATTGGAAATGCGCCGGTTGCAGGGGAAAGCAATTTTACTGGAAACCTTAGAGAAGCTTCCTGATGTGGTTAAGTCTTCGATACAAAATGCCGAATTAGAAAGAGAACGTAAATAATGGCAGATGATAAAACATATAGTTATATGTATAGTCCAAAGGACGTTCCTTCTTCTGGAAATTTATATCAAGAAGGTGCTGGTCCTCTTCCTTATGCTCCTCCTGGTGTAGTACAATTCGGAACCTATCCTGAACCGCCTGAAGGATATAAACAGTATCAAAAAGCAGATGGTGAAAATATTCGTTCATATGATGTAGGAACTGGACCACATCCTAATGTAGGACCGGGAATGATACCAAGAGGTTATGATGTTCCCCCTCCACCTCCATTACGAACTCCTGAAAGAACTATGCGTCCTCCTACTCCCACTCCTCCTTCTATGCAATCTGCTGGTTATTCAAGAGATTATGATAGAATGGTTAGCCATCTTGATCCTAGATATTCAGGATTAGGGCTTGCTACACAACAAGAAAAAGCTATTGGAGGAGCCTTTACTGGTAGAACACAAGAGTCAATACAAAAACAATTTGAAATGCGGCGTATGCAACAAGGTGGAGAACAATATGATACCTTGGAAAGCTATGCTATGGATAAGTTTAATTCAATTCCAAAAATGGATTTAACTGAATTTCAAGACATAATGGAGAATGATTTTGGAGTTCATGATCCTATAAAAGCATTTAGTAAATCTCCTTTAGCTCCTTCTATTCAAGATATGCAGGAAAGGTATGATGCTACTCTTCCTCCTCAACCAAAACATAGTTTAACAGCAGCAAGACAAGCAGCTAATCTACAAGCGGCAGGAGGTTCTGGATATACACCTGGAGCATATCCTACACCTCCTACTCCTACTCCACCTCAATCTGTAGCTTCTCCTCAACCTGCTCGACGTGTTGAAACTGATCCTAGGGAACTTGGTTATAATCAACCTTCTCGACGTGTTGAAACTGATCCTAGGGAACTTGGGTATAGTAAGAAGGAAGATTCTATGGACCCAAGAGATTCTGCATCTTCTCTGTATGCTTATAGTAAACCTAAAGCTTCTTTTAAATCTAAGTTTTCTCCTGAAGAAATACAAACCGCTGGTAAAGAAATAGCGAATAGAGATAAACATCTTAGAGATATGCCTGGTGAATCTCAGCCTCCTGGTTTTTCTCCTAAAACACAAGAGATTGCTAATTTTATAAAAACATCATCAAAAACTTTAGAAGAAGGTGGTGATATTGATCCAGAAGATTCTGATGCAGGAATAAATACTTTTGGAGGATTTTTAAGTGCTTTAGGTGCTGCTTTTGGTTCATATGCAACAAAGGGTACTACTTTTGGTATGATTACTAATGCTCTTGGTTTACAACCTGCATCATTACAAGCAGCTATAGATAAAGCATGGTTTAATGCTAATAAAAATTATTTTTCATCTGCACAAGAAGCAGCAGATTATGCAGCAGAAATGGGTCAGGCTAGTCTTGCAACTAAAGCATCTGGAATAGATGTAACTGGTCATGAGCCTTCTCAAAGACATCAGGAAAATATTCATTTTGATTATGTAAATTCTGTAGCTGAAGTTGCGGCTGAAGAAGCCAATGCTGCTGTTGCTGCTGCGGCTCAAGACCCTAATAATCCTAATGCTCAAGCTGCTGCTGAAGTTGCTGTTGCTAATGCTGATGCTGCTGCTGCTGATGCTGATGCTGCTGCTGATGCAGCAGGTATTGGACAATTTGGCGGTGATGAATACAGTGGTGGAATGAAACATGGAGGAAGGATCAGAAAATACCAGGATGGCACAACTGATGTAGGTTCTCTTGAGCCAAGAATAGAACCTTCTAGAGGTGTTTCATTACCTGGAATGGATGTTATTAATGATCCAAAAGCTGGACCTCCTTCAGACTTAGATGATAAAGTTCCTGCAATAGCAAAAGAAGGCGATGTTGTCTTTCCTCCAGAGTCAGTAGAGATTATGGGTTTGTTAAACATGAATGATATGATAAAAGCTGCACTAGGTCTTGCTCTTGAAGTAGGTGCTGTAGTTCCACCTAATATTGATCCGAATGAAAAGGTTCCGGTTAGGTTGACTAATGGTGAAGTTATAATTCCTAAAGTAGTAGCAGATGCTGTTGGTAAAGAAAGAGTAGAAGAGATTATTAATAAAGGTTTGAAGCTTAGAGCGCAAAGAGAAGAACAAGCACAAGCACAACAGCAAGCTGCACCTCAAGCTGCACCACCTATGCCACAAGGACTTAAAGAAGGATCGTCTGGTATTAAAAAACAGATGGATAAAATATTAAGAGGAGTTACCGTTGATCTTCCTGGTGAAGCTTTAGATTTTAATGTTGGTTGGGATCGTTATGATGATGTTGAAGGTATTATAGACATAGCAAAGAAAGTAGGGGCTGTACTTGGTAATCCAACAGATGGAACTAATTTAATGTTAGAAACAGCCGCTGTTGAATCAGGAATGGGACAAACAGATAGAGATATTAACAGAGCTTCTGGTGAAGGATTTACTATTGGTCCTTGGCAAGTAACTACTACAGCCTTAAATGATATTAATAGTAGAGTTGGCGATCCTTACCATAAAGGTATGAAAAGAAATATTGATAAATTTAAACAACATGAATGGGCAAAAGATATTCCTTTTGGAAAAGTAACTGAAGATGATTTAAAAGACCCTACAACTAATGCTGTATATGCTAGACTTTACTATACACTAAAAGAGGGGGATATTCCAGATACTCCAGAAGGACGTGCAGAATATTGGGCAAAAAAATATAATACTCCAGAAGATATTCATGGAACACCTGCTCTTTATATGAAGAAACTTAAAGAAGCAAGAAAAGCAGGATACATTAAGTAATAATAATAATCAGAAAATATCTGATTTACAAGACAGGATACCCGCTTACCGGCCCCTGTAACAGAACCAAAAGTGGACACCCAGAACTGTCGTTTTGGCCCCATAGGAGGTATTATGATTGAAGAAGAACAAGTAGAAGAAATTACAGAGCCTACCCCATATACAGGCTTAGATAGGATGGAAGCTTTAAAGGAAGATGAGCCAGAAGAACCTTTTATACCGGACCCCTTGGCAGAGGAAACTCCAGTACAAGAAGGATTAATCGAAGCGGCTCCTCCCGAACATGACTGGCAAAAAAGATATAGTGATCTTAAAAGCTACCATGACCGGAAAAAGAACGAATGGATACAGGAACAAGAACTTCTCTCTGCAAAGTTAAAGATTACAGAGAAGAAGAATTTAAGTTCTAATCTTCCAAAGACTGAAGAGGAATTGGAAGAATTTAAAAAAGAATATCCAGATGTTTATGATGTAGTTCAAACAGTATCTTCTCTTCAAGCAAATGCCAAGGTACAAGATATCGAGGATAAGCTTGAGGCTCTTAAGAAAAGAGAACAAGAAGCTACAGTTAAGACTGCTGAACAGGAACTTCTAGCAATACATCCAGACTTTCTGGAATTGAAAGAAGATGCTACCTTCCTTGAATGGCTACAAAACCAACCATCTAATATTTCTGACGGTATCTATAAAAACCGTACAGACGCAAAATGGGCTGCAAGAGTAATTGATCTTTATAAACTTGAAACAAATCAATCGAAAAGAGGTAGACCAAAGAAAGATAACAGAGCCTTGGCAGCAGAGCAAGTAAGTAAACCAACTTCTTCTGCTCCTAAAGATAAGGGTGAAGATAAAAAGATTTGGACTACTTCAGAAATCTCTAAGATGAAGCCGAATGAATTTGAAAGATTGGAAAAAGAACTTGATCTGGCTTCAAGAGAGGGAAGAATAATTTAACCGAAAAGGAGACATAATATGTCTGTAGCAACTTCGGCGGGTTATGATAATTTATCTGGTGGTAAATGGAATCCGTCAATATACAGCCAAAAAGTCCTCAAATTCTTCCGTAGGTCATCGGTTGCTGAAGCAATTACAAATACTGACTATTCGGGAGAAATCGAGAACTTTGGCGATACTGTGAAGATTATTAAGGAGCCAACGGTTTCTGTATCTTCATATACTCGTGGTGCTGTCGTCAATACTGAAGACCTTACTGACACTGAAATTACCTTGACAGTTGATCAAGGCAATTACTTTGCTTTTAAGGTTGAC